ATTAACTGGTGGAACTATTCAGATCGGATCTGCTTCTGGTAACGGAGACCAACTAGTTGGTGTCTTTGCTGGATGTGAATATGTGGATGCAACTACTGGCAAGTTAAGGTTCAATAATACCTGGCCCGGTTCGGGATCAGCTAATACTGACTTTGACATTAAAGGGTTTGTGTATGACAATCCAGCACAGAGATTTATTATCGCAAGTGATGGAACAAACACTGACAGAGCAACTGCTAAAGCAGATATCTTTAAGACTGCTGATATAGCAAGTGGAGCAAGTGGTAATACTACAACTGGTATTTCTTCTGCTGTATTAGATATATCAACTGCTGAAGATACAGATACATCAAACTGTGTGATGATTTTAGGTATCCACGAAGATGTAACTAATGCTGATCACAGTGCCGCTGGTGTTTCATACATAGTTAAAATCAACAATCATGCGTTATTGTCTTCTGACGCTGACGCTACTGCATCTTAAGGAGGGTCTGATATGGCTATTTCAAGAGCACAACTCGCCAAAGAGTTAG